GATTTCGTCAATCATTTCTTGTGTGAGTTTCATAAGTATCTTGGAATAAAAGTTACCTTTTCTTTGAATTGTAATGCAGGATCTGTTTTTATAGGAGTATAATTTTTTTCACTTGGAAGTTTTCCTGTTCTCAGATAATCAACAATATCTCTACAACCTAAAAGATATGCTACTGTTTCTTTATTCTCTTGACTTGTATCATCTAACATCTCAGTTAATGCTTTCATAAGTGTCTCCAAATTTTCAGTAGGTTTCTTATGTAAATCAGAATTGTACTTATTTCCATCAACGGTAAATCTAGGTTCAGCTTGTTTCATCCTTTTTTTGTTCAACTAAAAGTTCAATTTCTGTTGCTACTTTATCCATAACTTCTCTGACATTAGTTCCTGATCCGGAAGATTGATAATAGTCTTTTCCTTTTGGAGCATAGTGTCGAGTATGAAATGACCAGTGCCATTCTTTAATGTCTTCTGAGTACCAAAATTGTAATCTCATTTCCTTTTTTTTCTACTATAAGATTTTTTAGATTTTTTCTTAAAAACTCCAAACTGTGCTAACAAATAAACTGATAATAAAGTCCAAAAAATAACTTCTAATCCAATATTATTCATGTTCATACCTCGTCAAATCTAATTTAATTAAAGGTAAACCTTCTTCAGTATGAGGTGTAGGATCACCTATCTTGTCTAAAATTTTTTTAGGAATTTTTTTCTTAGTAATATCATAAGGGATTGGTGAATTACTCACACAAACCCTTATACATTCTAACTCTTCCTCAGTGAAAGAAAATGTATTCATTACTCAAATTCTGAATCAGGCTCTAATGCAATAAAGTATGTAAGATTTAACTTACTATTACTAAACTTAGATAGTAATTTAGATGATACAATTACATCATAAGAACCGGGAATAATACGGATATTCTCTACCTTGAAATTAAATGTAAAGTTTTTATCAGTTTCACCCACAACAACTGCAAACTCATTTGATGTATCATTCTTCTTATCTCTTACAACTAATTTAACTACACCTGCATCACCAATAGCAGATAGATCAGGTAATTGATATACTGCAGCAGCCTTGAGCATTTTCTCAAGTGCCTGACCATCTAATTGGAAACATACATCTTCAGTTGGAAGTGTAATCTCTTTCTCAGGTGGTGCAATAATAACCTGTGGATCTGCATAGAAATATTTGACTCTTCTCTTACCTTCACGAATAGTGAGATATGTATCTTCAGTAAAATCTAAATCAGGATCATGATGTAAACTTAGTCCATTCAAGAATTGATTAAGATCATAGATGGCAACATCTCTTGGAAAATCTTCTGGTATCTCTGCTTCTGCAAGAATGTTCTTTGCAACAGATATAGTACGTAACTGATTACCTTGTTTCACAAGAATAGAGTTATTAATACCCGCAAAATTCTTGAGGATATTGACAGTGGTGTCACTTAAGTTCATAGTCATTTTAGGTCGTAATTTCATTAGGGCATTTGGTCAAATTCGCCAGAAGGCTTTGATGGTTCCCCGTAGTGCCCATCAAAATGTAATAGTAGCATAGCATAATGCACCACTTTTAGCAAGTCTGTTTTATTTCTCCCATCTTTACTTCCATACCTACTACCATATTTTAATATGTTAGCTTGACAGAACTGTGCTGCAATATCTCTTGCTGCCATTAGATCAATTGTTTGAACATTACGAAACTCATGTTTTGATCCAGTGTAATGTCCGTTATATGTTCTTGAAACATATTCTTCAATATCTTTTAGAATCTCTTCTTCATGATATTTGTACTGATGATTTCTTTGTGGTTCGTAATCCATTTTTTCTAATTGTTCTCTATGGTATTGTTGTGTCCACCCATCATTGTATGCTGAATTAGCGTGTATAAAATGATGAGCTCTCTGATCATCTATGTCTGCCATGTAGTCATCATAATAATTGACTTCATAATCAAGACCATCAATCTCATATTGAGAAGCAGTATTTCCTGCTCCTACTTTAGGGTATGTTTCATCCATAGTTCCGTTTAAGGCCTCCCATGCTAAACTCCATGCATTAACCATAATTGAATAAAAAATCATTTACAAGACTTTCTGCTTTTTCTTTCCCAAACTTACCAGTAAGAAAACCTGCTACTGGATCGAGTCTGGTCATATAAGAATCAAAGTCTTTGTATTTACTAGTATCTTTACCAGTTGGTTTCTCTAATTCTAGCATGTCTTTGTACTTAGTCAAGTAGGTCGTAAACATTTCAAGATGATCATTAACATCTTTCATTTCACATTTGGCAACATAGATGTTATCTGAGAAATGATTTCCTACTTCAAAGAAACGATAATCACCTTCACTCTTTGGCAATCCATCAACAGAAAATCTATAGTTCTCTACAGGATGTTGAAAGTCAAATACAATGATAACTCTCTTCTCATTAAACCCCATCAAGTCCATACCAAAACAAGGGAGATTACTCCCTGTTTTTGGATAAAGAATATTATTATAGATGCAACATTTATCACTCCATATCTCAACTTCTCTTGACTTTATGAGATACTGATTTACGTAAGTCTTTGCTAAAAGGGTCATCCCTTTCGATTTCCACTGAGCCCAAACACTATCGACTTCGTTGTGAAGTGCGATAGTGTCGTGTAAGACATTCTTATACTGTTTCCACAGATTCATTGTTCTCCTTGTCAAAGTCAACATCTGCATCTACTTTATCATACAATTCCATGAATGACTGCTTTGTTTCGTCATCAAAACGATTGACACAAACTTCGATTGCTTTTGCCTTATCGTTGAAGATAGACATTGCACGAATGATGTGAACTAAACGACGAGTAGAGATGATCTCTTCGATACCACCATCATAGAATGTCTTACGAATGATGTCTGCCCAATCAACAAGTTTCTTGATAAACTTATCATCATGAACACCAACACTAACAGAGTGTAGACGTAACATTCTCTCCTCTATCTTTGGATGAGGATATGACTGCTCAAAGGTTACAGGAAATCTCTCTAAGAATGCTTCGTTCAATACGTTAGTGCCTATGAATCTACCATCATCAGATCCCTTACCTTTTGTGTTTGCTGTTGCAATCACATTGAATCCTGCAGCTGGTTTTACCCACTTACCTATCTTCTTCAAGAATACACCTTTACCCTCAAGGATAGACTGTAAACATAGGATCTTGTTAGATGCTAGATCGATCTCATCTAAAAGGAGAATAGCTCCCCTCTCCAAAGATTCGATGACTGGCCCATTGTGCCAAACAGTGTTACCATCAACAAGACGAAACCCACCAATAAGATCGTCTTCATCTGTTTCTATAGTTACGTTAACTCTAATTAACTCTCTATTTAGTTGAGCACATGCCTGTTCAACAGAGAAGGTCTTACCATTACCAGATAGTCCTGTAATAAATGCAGGATAGAATTGCTTGGACTGAATGATCTTTTTGACATCAGTAAAAGGGCCAAACTTAACAAAAGTATCATCTTTTGTAGGAACTAAGTTTTGAACCTGTGGTGGAAGGACAGAAGGTGCATTGAAAGATCTCTCAATCTCTTGAACTGCAGTAGGTGTAACTTCAAGATTCCACTTACCTTTAGTTACCTTAAACTCTCTCAACTTCTTTGTAACAGTTGAATATGAAATGTCATTCATCGCACAGAATGCTCTCACATCAGGAGTAGTAAATTCTGTACCGTATAGATCGCGTAGTTTTGCTACGACTTGCTCTTTGGTCATCTTTAACTCGAATGTCATAATAATAAAGGGGTTTCAGTTATGTACTTATTATAACTGAAAAAGGGGTCTTGTGACCCCTCAGTGGACACTTTTTTAACTGTCCTATTTATGCTACCATCTCTACAAATTTGCTAAGAATCTTCTTGTTCATCTTCTTGTTCTTAAGAGTCCTAGTAAATGCAGCTTTGATCTGTGCCTTAGTTGCATCTTCAACAACTTCAAACTCTGTATCATTACGAATCGCAGATGTTGCAAGTGCAAGATAAACATCAAATCCTGCTTCTTTGTTATCGAGAACTAATGCCTTATTCTTTCTCCACTCAGCCAACTTAGTTCTGTAGAAATTACCCTCTGTATAATCATCACCCTGTTGATTACATAGAATAAAACGTGAACCCTCTCTTGAATCCATCAAACGAATACCAACAAAGTTTACGTTAGGGAAAGTCTCTGAGATATCATTCAGAAATACCTTTGTGTATGAGTACCATTGCCCACCAAAAGAATGAGATCTACCTGTCTTACGATTGCGAAGAAACACACCGCTACCGATATGAGCATTACCAAGAAATGGTTCATCTTCCCATCTTCTATGAACCTCACGATGGTATGAAGATGATTGTGCTTCACCATCAGTAAGAATCACACAGTTTACTTTTTCAACACCGTTATCTTTTTGGAATTGTGGAATGATATCATGGAGTGAAATAACTGCCTCATTCAAAGGTGTACCGGATAGATTCATACCAATAGGGACAACTTTATGATTGTGCCATCCTCTGAATGCAGATACAACTCTGTAAAGATTGATCAGTTGACGATTGAAATCCTTTGTACGAACTTTACTAGAAAGAATGTTCATCATCGCAAAGTTTCTATCCATAGAAACTATACCAGATCTCTCAACATACATCTCTCTTCTCTCTTCACCTTTAGTGTAACTACCTGTGAAAGCATAGACTTCAAAAGGAATCTGAACCTTCTTACAGAACCAAACAAGATTATATAATTGCTTGATTGTATCCTGCATTACGTGACTCATAGAACCTGACCAATCAAGAACAAATACTAGTCCGTGGTTTTTACCTTCGGGCACGACAGAGATCTTTTTAAATAAGTCCTCATTGAACTTATAAGTGTGAAGATTTTTGGTGTCAAGGATACCAGTGCGACTAGTAGTAGTGCGAGCATAAGCTCCTGCAGATTTGCGTCTCTCGAATTCTTTGACAAGATAGTTTACCTCCTTTTGTGCAGACTTTTTAAACTTTGCAAAGTCCTTATCTGATTCCTGTATGAAGTTATATGTGTCTCTCATTTCAGCAAGAGTGAAATTAAATTCTGGAATAGAATTATCTCTTAAAATAGGAGCAGGTTCTTTGATTTCAGCATGTAACTTCTCAATCTCTTCATGAATCTCTTCATTAGGAATGATTATATTATCTAGGTTCAACTTTGGTAATTCTACATATACATTTTCTATACCTTCCATCTGTGCAAGATTCTTTAGTGCATCTGCCAATGCATCAGCAGTTTCGATCTTGAGTTCACCATCATCAGCTGCACCTGCATCTTGACCACCAATCGGTAAATCACTTGGATTAGGATTAAGATCAGAGGAATCAGAAGAATCATCACTAGAATCATACTGAGTATTATCCTCTCCTAAATCTGGACGACCATCATTATCTCCCTCTTCCGAATCAGATTCAGATGAACCTTGAGCACCTATCTTCTCACCATCTTTTGCTTCACTAACAGGTTGCATTTCAGAAGGTGTATTTTCTAATTCTTCTTTCTCTTTGTCAAACTGCTCTTGACAGTAATCAAATAAGTCTTGAGAGATCTGAAGAACCTGATCAAATGTTTCACATGTATCAATTCTTCTTACAAAAAGAATCTCATTATCTGCAAAAGGAATATCAAGATGTGTACCGATCTTGTAGTGAAGATTGATACGATCTGCAAGATTCATCTTAGTAATATCTTTACCATCTACTTGAAAGAAATCCTGTAATACTAACTCTGAATATCCTTTGAAAAATGTCTTAGAGATACCTTCATAACGACGCTTCATCATCTTCTCAATACGAGCATCTTCAACGATGTTCACAAATGATGGATTCATTTTCCACTCTTTCTCTAACCACCAGTCTCTATTAGGAGTATAGAGTGCGTGGCCAACTTCATGACTTACAAGCATATCAACAACCTTATCTGTTGTATCCCAAACAGGTAAAGTAAGAACGCGAGTTGCGACATTGAAACATGCAGTCTCAACTCTCTTGTGCTCTACAATTAGATCTTCTGTAGCAAGTAATTTAGCAAGTTGTGATTTGATTTCGTATTGGATAGTCATGTGGGATCTCTGTTGATATATCCATTATAATAACAAAACCGCCCCGAAGGACGGTTGAGTGGACACTTTGTTAACTGTCTACTAGTCTCTCTGTCGCCAGTCATCGCTACGTTCTTGGTGGAACCAATCTACGATCTCATCTGGTGAACCGAAACCCCTTTTATGATTACTTGAATCGGGGTCTCCAATATTCAAGTTATTCAGAAAAGAATCGTTCGGATTTGTCGAGAGTCTTCTTGCTTGATTTAACATACCTCGTGCACTCGTATTTGCTTTTGCTAGTTTTTGAGCCCATATCATATCGTCTATACTGACTTCTGTTCCTGACGCAATGGATTTGCAAATGCCTTCTAAACGAAGACGATACTGGGTTGATAACATATTCTAATGTATACGATTAAAAATATTTATGATACAATTTTACTGAAACCTCTGATTTTATCGAATTTGATGACATTCTCAAATTTATCATGCAAATCTGATTTGTGAGATATAACATAGATATTCGCATCCTTAATTATAAAACGAATAATCTTCATAAATTCATCCACACCAAATCCATCAAGAGAACTATCAAATACTTCATCCATGATTAATAGATTAGTATTAACAGAGTTCTTGACTCTAGCCACTTCTCTCCATGTGAATAGTAATGCCAAGTCAATACGCATCTTCTCACCCTCACTAAATGAGGCATATGAAAAGTCTTCATGTATTGGTGACTCTACAGTTTCACTAAACTCCTCATCTAATTTAAAATTGATATAGAAATCCATCATCTGCAAATAGCGATTGATCTGCTGATTAATAAGTGGTAGATATTTTTTAATTATCTTCGTCTTAACACCATCATCTTTCAAGAGTGAGTATGCAAAATCATGATGCACAATGTCTTGATTCTTCTCAGATGATTCGCTGATAGTTGTTTGAAGACTTTCTTTGAACTCGGTTAGTTTCTCATGTTCAGAATTTCTGTTTTTAAGTTGTTCGGTAAATTTTTGAATTTCAGATTCCAAATCTCTGATTTGTCGTTGGCATCCAGAGATCTTAGTATTGTTTTGAGAAATATCATTATTGAGTTTAGAAATCTCCTTTGTGAGTTTAGTGAACTGAAGCTCTCTATCTTCTTCGTTTTTAATTGCTTCTTCTAGTTCTTGATAACCAGATTGCAACTCCTTTGCTTTAGTTTGAGCATCAGCAATTCTATTTAACCTAAACGACTCTTCTATATTTTGATCACATGTAGGACATACCGTATTATCTGTAAAAAACTTATGCTCTTTTGTTATAGTTGATACTTTATTAGATATTTTACCCTTTAAATTATTAAGTTTCCTTAACTTTTTGTCTGCTCCTGTAACTTTTTCTGACTCTTGATTTAGTTTTGTAACTGTATTTTCAAGATTTTTATTATTAGATGCATGCCCATCTTGCTCATTAAGAAGAACATCAATTTTATCTTTTTTACTTTGAATATCTTCTTTACTACGATCCTCTATTTCTTTAATAAATTTTTCCTGCATCTTAATCTTATCTGCAAGAGTTTCTTTCTTTAGATTAAGTGATCGAACTCTTTCCCTTTTCTCTCTTAATTTATCTTTCAGTAAATTATTCATAAAAGAAAAGATACGAATATCCAGTAGGTCTTCAATTACCTCTCTTCGATTCGGTGCATTCAACTGCATGAATGGAACAAACGTGCTACTACCCAGTATGATTATCTGTGTGAAAGACTTATAGTTTACTTTCAGTATCGTTTCTTCAAGTATTCGTTGATTTGATCGGTCATCAGCCTCACGATGAAGAGGTGTACCATTCACTTCAATATCAAAGGTATTTGGTTTGATACCTCTTCGTATCAAATATTCTTTTGCATTTACATCAAACTCAATCTCTACTAATGTACCCTTTTCATTAGTTGTATTAATTAACTGTGATTTAGTGATCTTACGAAAAGGTTTATTAAACAATACAAAAGTCAGTGCATCTAACATAGTAGATTTACCTGACCCATTGGTTCCAATTATTAAATTTGTGTTGTGTTGTAAAAAATCAACTTCTGTCCAGTGATCACCAGTGGAAAGAAAGTTTTTCCATCTAATCTTCTTGAATCTTATCATTACTAGGAGGAATCACAAAGTCATCAGGAGTGATGACAGCATACTTATAATTATACATCCTACATGTCTTTATGGCAAGCTCATCGTCAACTTCTACAACTTCCATTTGTTTATCACCATTATCTTCAAGCATCAGACCATATCTTGTCGCATCATCCTCTTCCTCAAATAAGAATAACACCCTACCTCCTTGTTCATCAGACACAGCGTATGCTCCGTCTGTCTTTCGATGTTTAAGTGTTAAGAGATACATTACTCTACCTCACAGGCTTGTCTGTACAAATCACGGAAGATATCTTTTACTATAGTCTTATCAAACTCCATCTCTGCCTCATCAATATAACGATTCAATATTGAGATAGTATTCTCATCCTCTTCAACTTCAAACTCTTCATTCTCTGCCATAGCAAAGTTTTCAATAATCTTCAGATCTTGAACACCTGCATTAAATAACTTATCAATAAACTTCTCAAACTCTTTAGGATCTGTCTTCTTACGAACAATAACCTTTACAATTTTATTTTCATACTGACTGGTGTTAAAGATACGATGATTAGTATCTTCGTAGTATATGTTATAAAACAATTTATAAGGATTGTTAATTTCAAGTAATTCACAAGTCTCAGTATCAAAGATATGAAAACCTCTTTTATCGTTGACATCATTCCAAAACATTTCATAAGGACTACCCAAATAAAATATCTTTCCATCATTTGAACGTGTATGAAAGTGTCCTGAAAATACCATATCAAACTTATCAAAGACATTTACATCCATACCAGTTTCCATCATATGTCCACGAGTTGCTCTAAATCCATTTAATTCAAGATGTCCCATGGCCACTTTAGATTTAGAAGTTTTGATTACATCTAAAGTATGTTCATAGTTTTCTGTAGTAATCCAAGGAAGTAATAATATATCTAATCCACCTACTTGTATTTCTTTTGCACTTGAATATATCTCCCAGTTTGGATATGAAGTAAGAAGTAACTCAGGTGAGTTTACAAGGTTTGTATTCTTATAGTATGCATCATGATTCCCTGTTGCTGCATATACTTTATACTTCTTTAGTGGTTCAAAGACAACACGGTTTGACCATTCAAGTGTTTGTAAATCAATAGCTTTACGACTATCAAATACATCACCCATATGAATAACAGTATCTATTTTATATTCTTCTAACTTAGGAAAGAAGACATTTTTATAGAACAACTCAAAATAGTCGTGCAGATATTTGGATCCCTTTCTTGCACCGTAATGGGTATCCGTTATAATGGCAATTTTCATCTATTCTTTTTCTGTGCAATATTGTCTTTAATTGTATTATATTCTGACATTGCTCCTGTCAGTGCACCACTTTCAACAGTCATCACTTCATCAAATCCAGTCTTCTCAATAATCTTATTCTTGATATCTAATTGTTTCTTTTCCTTCTGTATGCGTCTCAGAAAGGCATAGTGTATGATTTGGGTAAAGTATGCAAAAGGATTACGAGACTTCTCTGGATCGAAGTTGTGAATGTATTGTACACAATTCTCGATACCATCTGATATCATATCATCACGGAACATGTAATTAACAAAGTTTGGTTTATATGACAGGTGTGTTGCAATCTTTAAGAAACATGATCCAAGATAGTTTGTGATTCTTGGTTTTGGTTTTCCTTCATCTGCAGCCTTAGCAACCTTTGCCCTATAAACAATCAATGCTTCTAGCAACTCCTTGTTATTTACATAATGCTCTGACTTCTTCTTCGGCATGTGTTTTACCTAACTGTTCTTATTATAACACATTTTTGTGAGGTGACAAGGTGACACTTGACAAGACCCTTAAAAACATGTACAATCAACACTGTAAGGGTTGAAGGGGATATTAAGTATCTTTAGAGTCTTTAGTATTTTCTTTAAATAGCTTCTCCAGAGATTTACGTTTTTTTTCTACGCTCGATAAAAGTCCAAGTTGAGAATTTAATTTTACTTTATTATCAATAGATTTAAAGACACCGAGCCCGTCGCCTTCTGCTTCCTCAACATATTGTTTGTATATAGTAATAAGTTTTTTATCTTTACACTCTGTCATTGTTATAACTTTATCCATTCGTAATACAAACATGTCTTCTTCAGACATTTCCATCCAAGGTGTCACCTTTACATAGTTAACTGCACCGGGAGTTGGTAAAGGTTTCATTATAATTGGATTATGTAAAATTAAGATGGGTTCATCTTCAGTTTCATCCACACAAACAAGTGCGAAGACTTCTTCTCCGGATACAAGTTTAAGAATGCTGTAGAATTCGTCTCCCATGTTATTTTTTAAGTGGAATTGAGATGATGTCATAATTAAAGTTTTCTTCGTTGTAGATTTTAATTCTTTCTACAAGATGATTCAAAGTGTAGTTTCTTCTTGTTTTGTAGGAAATGTCGTCAGCTATGTCATAGAGTGTTGCTTTTGTTTTGTTACTTCCTTTACGGAGAACTCTACCTATTGACTGTAAATTCCGTATTCGAGATTTAGATGGAGATGCAAAAATGACGTTATGAAGATTTTTAATGTTAATTCCTGTGGAGAAAGTCCCATAAGATGCGATGATAATAGCGTTGTCTTCTTTTTCAGTGATTTCTCTTACGTTTTCTCTATCTTCTGCTACTACACCTCCATGTACAAAGAAGACTTCGCGTTGTTCTAGTACATTACTATTTATCATGTCATATAAAACCCTTCCATGAGTTTCAACTCTTGAATATAATATCAGAGTATTTCCTTTTAGATCAAGTGCTAGATTACGAATAAACTTATTTCTTTGCTCATGATTGATTATATATTGAACCTCATCTTCAAATGTTTCAAATTTTGAAGCAGGGTGTTTGAGTAGAAGAACATTAATGTCAAGTTTTGCAACATGACCTTTCTTCATTAGTTCATCTGTCTTAATAATTTTATATGAAGGGCCAAATAATCCTTCCAAAACCCACTTATGTGTTTGCGTTCCATCCAGTGTGCCAGTGAATCCAAACCTATATTTAGCCTTGTGAAGTTTAGTCATTATAGATATAAGTGACTTTGATTTAAACTGGTGAGCCTCATCCCCAATTACAACAGAGAATCGCTCAAAATACTTTCTGGGGAGTTTGTAGATTGATTGCCACGTAGTAATAATGACTTGAGAGTCTGTCTCTCTTTCTTTTCCTGCGTATATTTTGTGACAAAATGAACCTACGTCCCATCCATAATCAGCAAAATCTTTATACATCTGTTCTACTAGGGAAGTCGTCGGAACAACTATCAGAGTATTTTGCTGCCTTTCAACATAGTATCTCACAATCGAGTATATCATCAGAGACTTACCCGATGCAGTTGGGGATATCAACAACCTTCTATTATGTTTTAAAGCGTCGGATACTCCCTCAACTTGATATTCACGGGGAGCATATTTGCTTATAGATGTCATATAATCCTTTACACCTTCATATGAGATATTCTCATTGACTTCAAAAGGTGTGCCAAAAAATTTATTGTCTAGAAACTCGTAGGTATATTCGTGATCTTCGCAAAACTTTTGTATCTTATCCAATAAACCAACGTAGATCTCTCCGTTCTTTACGTTGAATAGACGGATTTTACCATCCCAATATCGACTACGATATTGAGGCATGAATTTAGCTCCCGGAATCTCAAAGGTGAACTGATCTGACAGTTCATAATATACATGTGGATCTGATTCTATCTGAAGATAAACCTCATTTTTCTTTGATATACTCAAATGAGACATTACTATAGGAATCACCTATAGTTATTTATCACCCAAATCCAGACTGGAATTTATTCCATTCGATAGCATTTTTGATTTGATAGGTGCGATTTGAAACAACTCTTATTATTTCTTCAAGAAACTTAAGCATGACATCGTAATACTTTATCTTCATGTCTATCTTAGATAGTTTATCGTCAGCATCTAGGTGACGTTGTATAGCATCTTTCTCTCTTACCTTGTATGGAAATGGTTCTTCAGCATATACCTCTGCTGTGGCCTTACCAGTGTAGTAATTATATCTTTCCAAACGAATACGACTGTATGACTCCCTTGCTTTCTCTCTGAGTAAGGTAATCGTATTGTACAGAGTATAGTATTTTGAGTGAAGTTGGGGTATTTTAAGTGACTCATCATGTAGGTTATCAGGATCTATGACAGAATCTTTCTGCCACATCTCCTGAATTTGCTCAAGATTCATAAAAGTTTGCCAAATTTATCAGTTAGTTTGTATATAGTATAGCGGAAAGATGCACTTGCTGTAAAGTACTGTATGTCATTATCTGTAGCATCAAATGTTAAAGATGTCAATGATGTAGGAAATAAGTCTTGAAATTTTACTATGGCAACGTCACGAAAGTTACTGTTTAGAATATGAAGAGATCCATCACAGAATTGTTCTTCTAAATCACGTTGTCCATCTGTATCTGTTGTTTTATTAATAAACTGTTGTGGTGATTCTGGAAAACCTAATCCTGTCAACCAGTTATGCACTGCTGCATAGTTTTCCATATTCTCATCAACTAAAAATCGAATATCTAAATCACCATATGTTAATTTTTCACCGGGAACATCAATAGTTTTTAAGTATGATGGTTGTTGATAAGTACCGAGAGAGATTTCTGGTATGGATGCAGAGTTACAAAAGAAGTCTACCTTTGGAAATTTTGCAAGTGAAAACTTAAAACCTACTGGTGATAGGTAATTACGATTTGCAATTTGTCCGGCTAATGGGCCTGAGATAGATGATGTCATTTTTTAGTTTTCTTCTTCATAGAATTTATAAACTTTCGATACACTGCTGCCTCTGATGTCTTGCCCATCACTCTTGCTCTTTGTTCCATAGCAATTGCTGCTTGAATTTTATGAGCATGCGATCTTGAAGATTTACGTATCTTTGAGACAGATGATTTCGCAGTTGCGACATCCTTGAAACCCAATCCATGAATAGTTCCTTTAGGATCTTCATCTGTATATAAATCTGAATGTTTCTTTGATTTAGCAGGTTGTCCCTTCTTTCTAGGAATTCTGGGATTTGATTCTGCTAGGAATTCTTTTAAGGTTTTCATCCCCCATTCCCTCCACCGTTCCCTCCCGAAGTTCCACCACCATTCCCACCAGAATGCCCGTTAGAACCATTACCGTTACCAGAACCGTTACCATTACCGTTGCCATTTCCATTTCCATTCCCGTTCCCATTTTTAGGTTCCTCCCTATTTCTACCTATCATACCATAAGGATAGTAAGGATAACGTTTTGTTGGAACACAACTCTTAAGTTTTGTATCAAACCTATGACCTTTTGGGCATTTTGGAGATTGTGATTCTTCTATAAATTTAGAAAAATTCTTAGTCATTGACGATCATGTTATACCATTCTTCACTCATACCACTGATAACATTATCAGCATCAGTCTTGGTAGATGCATAACCTTCTTCAATTAAATGATTTACAAGTTGTTCGTAAATCTCTTTTGCCTTTTTAGCTTGGCGAGGTGATGGGTTCATTTCAGATATGTTTTTAGTTATTTAGTTATTCTGAAACGACAGTCATCCCTTCCCATCCACCGTTCTTACCATCATCATTTTTTGTAAGATATGTCGGATTGTTTGTGTAAATTTTTCTTTTAGAGAAATCATCTGACCATCTTGCAAAACCTTTTACTGAACCTGTGTAGAATATCTCTACACTACTATTGAGTTTGCTCGGTTTCTTGATGTGATATGCCATTGTCTTTAAGCTTCTTTTTGATCATCTTTGCATAATAAACATCTTGTTTAGTATACAATTTTGGATTTTGTTTTGCCCTCTTGATAATAAGCTTTGCTGCTTTTTTATCTTTCATATAGGTATTTATATCATAAAAAAAGGGAGGTCGCCCTCCCTTTTTCAAACTTAACTTGTGTTATCCAAAGAATACTTCCTTACAGTAACGTTTGCATATGTGTGAGTCATCATTACAATCTATGAGGCACTCGTAGTATTCATCGATTAAATCGTTTTTCGGTTCATCGATATGTTTTGAACCTGCCAACTGATTAAAAGAAATTAAATTGTGCATACTTTTTTATCCTATAATGATGACAATTCTTCTATTTTTTTACTTCATTATATAGAAGTTTTAGAGCATCTTGTTGTCCCTAATTCTACTATTATTTATTGAAAAATGTGCATTTCCTAAAGAAAATCTTAACAAAAAGAAATGCCTACGCACATATACCTAGACAAAAAAAAGAGACCCATTTGGGTCTCTTGAGAAATATGTAAAATGAATTACATAAGATTTTGAACTTTAACTCTTCTGTAGTAACGGTTCTTGTTAACAGCGAGACGGCCAAGACCTTGAGATGTAGCATCTCCTTCTGCGAATGGGTTTGCAACCATTCCGTATCTTGTCTTAAAGCCAATTTTTGGTTGGAATGTATCCTGACCAACCGCACGAACCATCTGTAGAGGAACGTAAGGACAGTAGAATAATCCAGCATCGTAAGGTGAAGTACCTTTGTAACCAACAACGTAGTACTGGTCAGCAGCTAAGTTTGCAGCGAATGGGTCGATGTAAACTCTGTACTTACCTTGAAGAACACCAGCAAATGTATTGCCTGTGTCATCTACGTTTAAGTTTGCATTAAGTGCAGGAGTGTAGTCAAGTACACCAGCCATTGTTAATGCAGATGCAACGTCAGCAGAACATAGGATCATGTTGCCCTTTCCGCGACGAGTTCTTTGTGCGATAGCGTTAGCATCTCTCTCGATTTGGAAGATCAAACCTTTGAACTTCTCAACTGACCACCTACCGTTACTGTCTGTGTCTAGGTCAAACGCACCAGCAGTTGCTGTGTTTGTTTGTGCTCCAGATTCAGCAACCTTGTAGATTGATCTGATAACTTCTCTGTTTATCTCAGCAAGAATCTCTGTTGAGAGAATGTTTGCTAACTCAGCCTCAGCATTCAAACCATGAATTGCTTTAAGGTCTTGAGCAAGTTCTAAACTGTACTCTGCCTTTAGTGCTCTGGTTTTCGCTGTTACAGTGACCTTCTCGATTGAGAATGCCATCTGGTTGAACTGATCTCCTGCTTCGGATCCTAGTGCTTCAGCATCCTCTGTGTTCATACCACGACCAGTTGGGTATGTAGTAGATGCCTGTGAACCTTCTGGGTTCAATGCTGCAGGGTTAGTTGCTCCACCAGCTGCTGGTGCTCTGTTTGTTGTACCGAAACCAACTGCTCCACCTGTAAGTGAACCTTCATTCTGGGTGTAACCATTAGATGTAAGGTTAAATCCATCATCCTGTGCAGAGAATGAAGTATCTGGTTCGTTGAATAGTGCTTCTGTTCCACTCTGTGAAGTGAAGCGACTTCTCATTGCAAAGATAAGTCCTGTTGGGCCGTTCATTGGTTGAACACCTGCTAGGTCATAAGCGACCAAGTTAGGCATTGAACGACGAATTAGACTGATTAATACTGGGTCGAAACCAGCAACTGGGCCTGTTTTGTCAGCACCAGCAGAGAAACCAGCAGTTGCACCTGATGAACCTGTGCTGTTTGTTGGTTGCTCAGTTAAAAATGCGGCTTCTTCACGCATTGTTTGTTCTTGGTTCTCTAAAAGAACTGCAGTCACCATTCTTCTGTGATTGTCTTTGATTGGATCTAGACCATCATAGTCAAGAAGTGGTGCCCACTTTTCTTGCAGAGCTTCCTGATTAATAGGGGCTTGCATTTAAGTTTTACCTCGTAAGTTTGAAATTATGATATAAAAATCACTTTTTAGAGACACGATTCAGAGTCTGAAGATATGCTTCCATACTGGTTGATATTTCCGCGATATTTCCGGGAGTTTCTGTGCCTTCAGATAGATTTTCTGACTTGTCTCTTTGAGATCCAGCATTACTTGGGAAATAAGATTCCTTAAGTGTTACTAGTTTCTCCCGATAGTCTGTTTCACTTTCAAACTCAACATTCTCCACGAGGGTTGCAAGTTTCTCCTTCTGTGATGCTGCTAATCCTTCGGCAACTTCGCCAAAGACAACATCAGAAGTGGACTCGGCTAATCTCCTGTTTAGAGCAATATTTTTTTCGATTTGCTCGTTGAGTTTACCTTCCATTTCATCTAGTTTATCTACCATGCTCTCGATGACATCATATTTTTCTTCAGGTACGGATACATAATGTTCTTCAAAAAGATTCTTCATTCCATTTAGGAATGATTCTGTCATCTCAGTCTTGAGTCCAGATTCGACTGCAATTTGATTTTCTTGCAACCATTCGTCAGCAACATACTCAAGGTATGCGTCAACTCTTTCTTCTAACTCAGACTTGATAGCAGCAACTTCTTCGACGAGTTGCTCTTCGTATTCAGTTTTTACTGCCTCTTTGACTTCAGCAAGTTTTGCATTAATTGCTGCTTCAAAGATTGTTCTTGCCTTGTCTTGGAACTCTTCAGAAAGTTCTTCGCCTTCAAAGAGTGCCTGTACATCTGCTTCGATGTTAATTTGCTCTTCTTCAACGACTTCCTCTTCAGTTGCTTCCTCTTCGGCAACAACTTCTTGAGTTTCATCGACTTCTGCAGTTTCCTCTTCAGAAACTACATCATCTGCGGAGACTTCAGGATCTTCAGCGACTACATCGCCTTCGACATTCTCCTCTTCTTTCATACCCGTTGGCATTGGATCTGCAGGCTTAGCACCTTTAGTCACAATATCCTTTACCTGTTTTAAGGTTGTGCCGGGTGTTTTCAACTTATTCGAGTCATCATCTGGACGAGAATTCTCAGGAGTAGGCCCTCCTAAATCTTCTACGGCCGCTTGACCCGGTGTTGAAATGGACAATCCCTTTTGCTGTGGATCAGCAGGTTTTGCCCCTTTGGTTACTACGTTTTCCATTTCTTGTAAATTTTGACCAACGGACATGTTTGTTTTTTAGATTTATTAGATAATAATAAAACTATATTTATTTATAATGTTACAGATTTGCTAAGAAATCTTGAAATAATCCAAGTTTATGTTCCTCTAGTGCATTTTGATCAACTAGAGTGTTAATTTTCCTAGCAGTTTTTGCTGCATTTTGTTCACGAAGGATACCTCCTTCCCAAATCCATTCCTTTCCTTCCATAATTCCGGAAACAAATGCATCGGGTGCTGAAGGATCTGCAACAATGTCAGCAGCAGTTGCTAACATGAAATCTTCTCCTACAACTTTGCATCCAGATGCTGTATCTTCTCTAAGTGAACCAACACCACGAGACGAGACTCCGAGGGTAACACCTTCTGAGATAAGAGATTTTGCAATCTTACCCATAGGTGTTTCTAAAAGTTGTGCCTTACCAATAAAGTTTTTACCTTCTTGGCGAAGCGATGTAATTCGATGTGATACACGATCAAGGTTTACAGTTGGGCCTTCGGGATGTCCGAGTTCACCAAGTGCTCTACCTTTCTGAACAAATGCTTCATTGTATCTACCAACCTCTTTTGCAAGAGTATTAATTGGATACATTCTTCCATTACGATTTTTTAGGTCGCCCTGTAAGAAGACACCTTCAATGTACATCTTCTTTTTAGCACCTTTTCCCTCAGTTATAAATTTAACTTTTGAGACTTCTTCTGTGATGAGTTTCATTTAATTAACCGGTAAATCCTACTTTTGTACCTTTGACAGCAGCATTGGCAGCAAACACAGCTTGTTCTGGATTTTTTTCCAAGAACTCTACAGTGCCTCTTTGTAATGTAAAGGTTCCTACAGTGCTACCACCTACTGCGGATGCAACAGTCACTAAGTGATCTGCACCAGTAGCGGTATTAACTAAACGAACAACTGTTGCTCCAGAAAATGTTTTTGCTGCTCCAGCATTTGTTCCAAGTGCCTCTTCTGTACCCTTTACAAGAGTTCTTTGAGTCATTATTCTTCCTCTTGTGGTTCAGTGTCTACCTCAATTTCATCCTCAATTTTAGGTTCTTCTGTATCAAAAATAGATGCAGTTGCAGATGGTCTAAGACCCTCTACTCTTTCTGCAGCCTTTTGAAAGATTACATCTTTTAAACTATCAGCAATCTCCGCAGGAGATGCATCAGTCGCAATTGCATCAATAATGTCGTCCATATTTTATGATAGGTATATATTTTATTTATATCTCGGCCTTTTTGGTATCATTTGCTAGTTCTGCGTCTGTTACTGCACCTTGTTGATCTAAATCATCTTCAACAGGAACATCACCTAGATCTCCACCTCCACCTTCAAGTGGTTCACCTGTAATTGGATCAACTGCATTTGGATCAGGAATGATTCCATCTTTAATTTCTCTTGCAATTTGTTCATCAATTTCTTTGATTTCTGCATCAGTTTGACGAAGGATTTTCTTACGTAAATATTCAGCAGAATAATACTTTCCAATGTATGGTTCAATCGTTGCTGCAAGACCTAATCTTTCATTCATCATTTCAGATTCTTTGAGTTCTGCAAACTGATTATCATATAAGAAATCATACTGAATATGATCACTCATTTCATCCCAATCTTCTGGTGAAACTATGTTCTTTAATATTAGTTGAGTTCTCAACATATCGTTGAACATATTACCAAATCTCTTACGCAATCTTCCTACAAATTTAGAGAACTTAAGTTCATCTCTTAATATCTCAGATGAACGTCCTAAATTAAATCCACCTTCAGATGCGATTCTTGATTCTGGAACTCCTAGTGCACGATATAATTTTTTCTGGAAGTATTCAATATCCGATAGTTCACCTAAGTTTTGGCCACCGGGAAGTGTTGTAATCTCTGTTCCACGACCACCTTCTCTTCTTGGCAACCAGAAATCTTCCATCATTGACATGAACTTACGATCATCTCTAACTTCACCAGTTTGTGCATTATACACTAACTTATTA